GCGTGCCGTACACGGGCAAGCTGAATGATCTGTCGAAGCAGCCGGTTACCGAAATCATCCACAAGGTATTGAAGGTGGATGCGAAGGAAACCCTCGATGGTGCAGCTCACGCACAGTTCAACAAGACCGTGCTGCGCGTCACCCCGACCTCCGGCACCAGCGCCAACTCGGTGACCTTGGCGACCAACGGCATTGCGCCGTTCACCAACAACATCGCGTTCGGCAAGGAGCACTGCAAGGCAATCGTGGACATCATGAAGGAGCGGAACATCCCCCCCTACCTGAATGATGACTACTACGCCCTCGCGTGGCCGACCTCGTTCCGCACCATCAAGAACGACCTGGAGAGCATTCACCAGTACATCGAGACGGGCTTCCGGCACATCGCCAATGGCGAGATCGGCCGCTACGAAGGCATGCGGTTCTGCGAGCAGACCCATGTTGCGAAGGGCGGTGCTGCTGACTCGACCACTTGGAACTTCCGCAATCCGGACCCGTGGAATAACGGCCTGTCGGACTGGATTTTCTTCTTCGGCGAGGACACCGTTACCGAGGCAATCGGTATCCCGGAAGAGATTCGCGGCAAGATTCCGACGGACTTCGGCCGCTCGCGTGGCGTTGCTTGGTACTACCTTGGCGGGTTTGGTCTCGTCCACGGTTCGACAACGGCTGACGCTGCAAACGCCCGCATCATCAAGTGGGATTCGGCGGCGTAAGCCCCCAGAACGAGGATCAGGAAATGAGCAATTACGACGACCCGAAAGTCATCACCTACAACTACTCCGCCCTGAACGTCGGCGGTGGCACCATTACCCGGAAGATCCGTGTGCCGAAGGGCGCATTGCAGGCCCGAGTGCTGGACATCCACACGTTCGCGACGGTCACCTTCACCAACGTCACCACCACGGCCCGAGTCCAGGTGGGTGTTGCTGGAGCGCTTGGCAAGTTCGCCGACGCCCAGATCGACGATTTGGCAGCCAATGCCGCGCAGTCGTTCGCTGACACCAACGGCGGAGGCGCCATTTGGACCAGTCAGGTGGACAACGTGGCGGAGCTGACCGTGACCTTCGTAGCGCCCACTGGTGGCACTCCGGCGGGTACGGCGGACTTCACCATCGCCATCGCGTGGGATCACATCAACTAATTCGCGAAAGCGAAGGAGCAAATCATGCACAAGGACAACGCAACCTCGATGGCCGGATCGCCTTACGGCTACGACATCGAAAAGAAGTCTGCGATGGGCAACCTCGCCGACATGGGCGGCACCAAGCCGATGGGCGTGAAGGGCGGCAAGAAGGGCGGCTACAAGGGCGACGGGCATTCCCCGATGACTGCGAGCGTGCAGACCGGCCTGTCCGAGAGCTTCGCGATCACGGAATACCCCGAGGACTTGGGGCAGGGCCGCGACATGTACAGCGGCAAACCGATGGGGCCGGAGAAGCGCGGCATTTCTCGCGGCCAGAAGTTCGGCTGACACCCTCCCTGGTCAGCCAGACACCCTCCGGGCGGGGCGACTCGCCCGGGGGTTTTGGGAGCAATGGAGGGCGTGATGAAGCGAACCAACCGAATTGCCAATGAGATTGAAAGCTCGTACCTGATGCCTGAGTACCCGGACCCGATGAATGTTGGGTACGTGCAAGCTCAGGGGGGGCTTGGCGCGCGCGGCATGTACACGCACAAGACCCGGCCGCTCGACTCGATCAACAACGAGCCGACGACCTATTCCACCCATCGCGTTCGCACTCCTTCCGAGATGGATGCTGACAGCAACCTCTCGAAAGAAGAACTGAACGCCTATGGCACCCAGTCCGGCCTGTCGCTTCGGATGGCGGTATCGAACCAAGGTCGAAACGACCAATTTTCATACAAGTGAGGGTATTGTAATGTACTTCCACGATTACGCAGAGATTTACGGCGGCGAGCACTCCGGCAAGTACACCAAGGGCGGCGACCTTTACGTGATGCAGGATGGAAAGCTGTGTCCGTTCAACGCCAAGGTCGAAGGGTTCGTCGATGCCGATACCACAGCCCCCGATGATGTTTCCGAGGACACCGTGGTGAAGCCTGCCGTTGCGGTCAAGCGCAAGTACACCAAAGGCAAAAAGGCCAACACCCAAGCCGCATTCGAGCGCGCCACACAACAAGGTTAATCATGATATGTCGAGGACCTTCATACAATTGGCTCAGGCGCTGGTGTCGGAGTTGGGAGAAGGCTCTCTGACATCGGTTGAGAGCCAGACTGGCAACATGGCCAACCTGGTGACATGGGTCGCTGATGCGGACGTGTACATCCAGGGACTCTGGGCCGACTGGAGCTACCTGTGGGTGCTGAAGAACGACTTGGGGGATCAGCTCATCGCTGGCGCCGACACGCTCCCTCCCATCCCGAACATGCAGACCCCGCAGGAAAAGGGCTTCGTGCTGCATCCCGGCACGGTGCAATCCTATGCCCCAACGTGGATGCCGTGGCGCGACTTCCAAGCGCGGTTTGCTCGGCAGGATAAACGCGCCCAACCGAGGCCCACCAACTGGACGGTGCTGCCTGACGGTCAGATTCAGCTATCCGCGAAGGTCTCTGTCGACACCCCGTGGTCGCTGGAATACTACCGCCAGCCGGCCCGACTGGTGGCGAACACCGACAAATCACCGATTGGCGACGCATACGACCGGTCGATCATCTGCCGCGCGGCTATGACGTTCGGCGTTCGCGAGGACGCGCCTGAAATCCTGTCCGGCTACTCTGCCGAGTTCGCTGACTACCTCTCCACGATGGAGGGGTTCTACCTACCTGGGAATCGTGGGACACGACGGAGCGCGAACAATGCCCTTCCAGAGCCTGATTATCTGGGCAAGAGCGGCTTCGATGGGCTATCTGCAAGAAGCACCGGCGCGGGATATGCGTGATGAAATTGCACGAACGGCTATCCCGGTCTGGGGCGCTCAGACGCCGGTCAGCGGTCAACCCATCTGACTTCTTCGGGTTCACCGGCGGGCTGAATGTGGTTGACCCTCCGCTGACCATTGCGCCGGGACAATTGATCGGCGTCAATAATTACGAGCCCGGGGTTCGTGGCGGGTATGCTCGGACCGAAGGCTACGAACGGTTCTCGGGGCTCGATTCACCCACCGATACCCCGCACTACGCGCTGACGGTGCAGGGGGTGACGGGAAACCCGTTCATCGTTGATAACCTCGCGATGCAATTCCCAACAGGCACAAGCACAACCGCTACAGCAACAGGCCGGATCGTGCTCGCGCAAGCTACAGGGGTGGCGAACGAGTGGTACGTGGTGGTCACCAGTGCCAACGTGGACTTCACGCTCGGCGCTGACCTGCGGGTGGGTGTTTCATCCCCGGGAGCACTTGCCGGCGCGATTGTTCTCGCGGCAAAGAACGACGCGGCCGATGATGTTCTGAACGAGACCTTCATTTCGGCGAAGGTGGAGTTCCTGCGGGCAAAGATTGAAGCGGTTGGCGGGGAGGCGTCAAGCGGGCCTGTGAGAGGTTGCGCGATCTACAAGACCGACGTGGTTGCCTTTCGTGACAACGCGGCCGCAACTGCTGCGGACATGTGGAAGGCAACCACTGCTGGATGGGTGAAGGTCCCACTTGGGTTCAAGATCAGGTTCAACACCGGGGTTGTGGAAATCGCCGAGGGCCAGGTCATCAACGGTCTCACTTCAGGAGCAACCGCAATAGCACGCCGGATCGTGAGCGACGATGGCATGTGGACCATCGGCGACGCTTCCGGGTATCTGGTGACCGACGCCATTACGGGGACGTTAACCCCCGGGGAAGTTCTGCGGGTTGGAGTCACTGCTGTAGCGGTGTTCGTTTCGAGCGCAGCCCAGACGCTTCCCCCAGGGGGACGTTACCGGTTCCGGGTTCACAACTTCTTCGGCTCGCTCGACCGTAGACGACTGTACGGCGTGAATGAGATCGGCAGGGCATTGGAGTGGGATGGGACAACCTTCGTGGCAATCGAGACTGGCATGGTTGACGACCGGCCCACAAGGATATTTGTCCTCAATGACCACCTGGGCTTGTGCTACCGAGGAGGGTCTGTGCAGAACTCTGGCTTCCAAAAGCCCCTCAACTACAACCCGATTCTCGGTGCAGATGAACGCGGGGTAGGTTCTGACGTGACAGATGTCATTGAGGAAAGTTTCCGTCAGGTGGTGATCGGGACAAGGTTCCAGACGTACATCTTC